GTACCGCGCATGGTAATAATCGCCTTTTATGGCGTAGACGATCGACGCACAGCCGCTCAAAACAATTATCGTCACCGGGAATATCTTCGTCATGCTGCCTCCTTTTTCTGCGGCGTTTTCCGGCGGTACGAACCCACTTTCCCACGCTGGTTAGCCTGGCCTTTTTGATGCCCCAACGGTCTGTCAGGCTCAAGGCGCCTTTCGGCGTGCTCATGGCCGAGGTACTTGCGATAGCCGCATTTCCAGCAGGCCAGCACGCGCATATGGTATATTTCGTCATCATCCCGCCTCAGAGCCCCTCCACATTTGGAACAGATCAGATCGTAGCACATGAGTTCACGCTTTTTTCTGAGCATACTCTCTCCTGAGCTCGTCCTCGGTTTTTAGCTTGACCTTTATTAGATCAGCAAGCAGATATGTCCCGGTCTTTTTCCCAAACAGCACGACAGCATATCTTCCTTCGACATATCGCACGGTGCCGATATCACGCTTCTTCGGATGCATTACATTGTCGCCGTCTTTGATCTGGTCGCTCATCACCGCACTCTCTCCCCTATCCGCTCTGCAAACCACACCGGGCAAACATTGAATTCAGATCCGCAATGGGCACACTTGATATTCACGGCAAGGCCGCCTCGCGGGCCTTCCAGAAAATCAAACTTCCCGCAATCCGGGCACTTTTTCTCGACGAATAGCGTACATGCCAGGCCCGATATGGATTCGGGGTCAACCGTTTGCCGAGGCTGCCCGCACAAAGGACACCGAGAAAAATCGGCCCTTACCATCTCTTTGCCCATCCCTGTCGCTACCGTCTTCCTCATGTCGCCCTCCGTGATAATGTAATATTTGATGGAAGATTGATGATCTCTCCGGTTTCGCGGATAATAACCTTTCCCTCACGAGCTAAAACCCTGGCCATGCGATAGGCAATTTTCCACAACCCGCGGGTCGCGGGGGAAAAGATATGCCCCTCCCTTTCCTCGTATCTTTCTATGTCCCATTCCTCATTTTCCTTTGGGACATAGTCATTCACGTCCAGCGCAAGAAGGTTGGAAATCGCCGGAGCGTCTTCGATGTGACGATCCGTATTGTCTAACACTTCGCCAAATATCCCGTCCCTGAGAAATTCCTTACACTCTATCGTCATGCTGCCTCCTTCTCTTTGATTCGCTCGATATTCGGCTCAATGCGGAGTTTGTCTTCTGTTTTCAGCGATGCGCCTACCTTTGCGAGTGTCCCGGCATCCAGTCCGCTCATGGCCTCTTTATCCGGCTCCTCGATAGTCCTGATATACTGTTCCAGGTGCAGGGCTTTGAGTGCGGCCAGCGTCGCCGTTTTTGATTTCACTATGATCTTGCTCACGACCCGGAAGGCCACCACGCCGAAGGTCAGGTCTTTGCTGCGCACCTTTGCAAACTCTTCTTTATGCGCGGCGGCGAAGAGGGAGATATTGTCCTCGATTGTTTTCCGCTCTGCCTTGAGACCTTCAGCCTTTGTATCGTATTCCGCCCGGATCTCGTTGAGCTTCAACGTCATCTCGCCTTCAAGCTTTTGCAGACGGATGTCTATCTCACCCATCCTGCGGAGTGCGCCGTCTATCTCGCCCCAGTCCTTGTAATCCGATGCCTTAATATTCCTTGCCATGCTTACCTCCTATTGATGTTTTTTATCCCTGTCAACACGACCCTCCCTATGCTGTGGTAAACAGCTTGCCCAAATCACCGTGGCGGGTTATATTCAAGGGCTTTAAGCGCCTGAAGATTTTCTTCACCTGGTCCGCGTATTTATGTCTGGTGATAAAGGTTGCCTGGTAATGGTTGCCGAACCAATCTTCCATGATGATGGCAAACCCCGACATTGGCCCTGGCAAATTCATGTCGTAGATTCTTTGGACCCGCAAATTAGTCATTTTTTATCCCTCCCCATCGACAAGCTCCGGCGATCTGCAAAAACTCCCCTGTAGTCTTCTCCCGCGAGGAACCGCTGATACTGGAGCTGCCGGCGTAAAGCCTTCTCGCTGTATTGCGTCCGCGTGCTTACCTGCCCAATTGCGGCAATGATCGTAGCCGCGAGGATGATCGCGCAGACAATCCTCTCGAATCTGTCCATCAGTTGCCTCCTTTCAGAAAACACACAATGACCGTACCCAGAAAAACCACTAAAAACGTTGCGGCCATGAGATCACCCACAGGATGCGTACCTCCTTTGTTTTGCCGGGTGCTCTTTCATCTCCTGGAGCGCCCGTATGATCTTTTTCGCCTGCCAATCTTCGAGAAACCGTATATGCGAGATCCGGAAGAACCCGAAAATAAATCTATTCAGAGCCTTGATTTTCGCCTCGTGGTCCGGCTGGTACGAGACATCACACCACATGGCTTCTATCATCCTGAGCTGCTTGGGCTTTGCCATGCCGGGCCTGTTGCCGAGCTCGTCGTATTTCTGCTTGTTGCCCTCGCGCGGCTGCCACCTTCCCATCTTCGTAGCGATGTATTCGAGCCTTTTGATCACCACGTCGGCTTCCCGGTAGGTCAGCTTTTTGCATGTAGTCACACCGAACCACTTGTCCAGGAACGCACGATAATCGCAATCCGGCATCTCCAGGGCATGAATTATGGTATGTATCCGCCTGATCTGGTCCTTGCTGATATCCATTTACCTGTTCCTTACCGCACAGCTTTGGCATGCCTTGTAGAGCTTCAGCGTATCCGGGTTCCCCGCCTTCATGCCTATCATTTGCGCCCGTTTCCACGTCTCGGCACACCGGAGCGGGTCTATCGTCCCGAGCACCGGGCAGGCAATCTTTCCCTCTTTGCCATATATCGTCTTGATCCGCTGCTCCATCTTCTTTGTACTTCCACGGTATTTCCCGCTGCAGAGCAGATCCACCGAGGATCTGCTGACCCCGAGCTCCGCTGCAACCTGTTTCGGGCCTTTTGTTGTCACTTCCCTGCGTAATATGTCTATCCACATAGTTTTTTCCTTCCTCATAATGGCCGTTTCGGTCCGGGATCCTTTATCAGCGTCCAGCAGACATCCCGGCCGCGCTCTTTATCCGGTCTGAGATACCCCTTTTTTCTATAGTGTTTTGTGAATGTGGCTACGTTTTCCTTATTCTGTGCACAGATCATGATCAGATCGTTCCTGGTGAAACGTCGCATGGCGCGGGCAACCTGCCACATCTTGTCCCATCCATTTTCCGCCGTGGTACGCTCGACCATGCCCAATCTTTTTGTATTCCGGTACATGATTTCTTTCCCGGACATTCCCACGTCGTTCTTTACGAGCTGTTTTTCGCTGAACCGGGTGATCACCCGCTGCCGTTCGAGCCTCCAGAGGATATTACGCACTTTGCGCCGTGGGAGGTTTGTAATATCTACGATCTGGCTGAGCGTATAGAACCGTATACCAAATGTTTTGCATGCCGAAACGATCTCTTTTTTCATTTTACCGCGTCCTTGTCGACTAAGTGCGCCTTCGTGACCTCCTTGAGACCGTTCGCGCGGGCTTTCGCCTCTGCCCGGTAGAGCCTGAGGATGATCCCTCTGAATTTCTTCGCTTCAGAATAGATGTGCTGTATTGCATCGGCTAAGAGCTTCACCTCGCAGAGCTGGTCCGCTATCGCCCTGACGTCATCGAGCGTGAGGTCGTGGAACCTGACAATCTCGGAAAACCTGTCGTGGAGATGACGGTAACGCATGAGCTTCTTGTCGGCTCCTGCCATTCCTATGAAGACTACCGGCGCGCCCGTGATGTCGTGGATATCGCGCAATGTCTCGATCACCCGCGCATCATAAGTCAGATAATCGACCTCGTCGATGAAGATGGTGCGGGGACGGGAAAAAAGCTGATCCTGGATCTGCCGGAAGAGTTCCGGCGTCCTGTGTGCGGGGGCCTCGCCCAGCTCCGCGACAATCTCCTCCAGAAGCCAGCGGCCGGTCATCAGCTTTTTCGTACGAATGAAGACCCCGTCATTCTGTACACACCACCATAGCGCCGCCTTGGTCTTGCCGAGACCGGGCTCGCCATAGATGAGCGCCATCTTCGGGATATCTTCATCAGAATTCAACAGCCGGTCCAGCGCAGATGTAAAGGCGGTCACATTGGAAGTCCTTGCAAAAACCTTTTTCATGCCATACACCTCCTATAAATTGGTTGCCGGCCCCGTGGCTGACTGTCCGGGTTTTGCTACGGGACCTTTTGTTGCCTGGGCCTGTTTTTCAAAGAACTCGTAGAGCATCTTGTATTCTTTCGTCGTCTTGTACCACGCGATCCAGGCTTCGTCCTCGTCGGAATGGGTGCCGTATTTCAGGTGCCATTCGTACCGCTCGTAATTCTCACGGAAAAACGGCCGGTTTGCGACGGCCTTTTCTATTGCCGCCTCCTGAAAATCGCAGATCTTGGGGTCGGGTATTTCGTTCTGCCCGGTGGGTTCAATCACCGGCGTATCTACGGATTCCGGGGGCTTAACGGCTTCTATGGGTATATGCCTTTCCGTTGCGGGAAGGGGAATGTCCGCTTTTTCAAATCTCTCGACAAGACCAGGAGTCGCGGCGATCGCGCCCTCCCATGCCATTTCGATGCGCGGGTTGACGGCGAGGAGTTTCTTTGCCCCTTCAATGGTTTTCTTCTCGTTGCGGTGTTGTTCGGAGAGCTTCTGCTTCAGGTCTTCCATGTCGCGGGCATCGCCCAGGTGGGCGGCCATCGGATGAATTGCTTCAAACCGCTTTGCTATGCAGATCGGCTCTCCTGAGAGTGTGTATACCTTGATTGCAGAGAGATCGAAGAGGCTGTAGCGGATCACGATCTCTTCACGGAGGCCATAGAGGGCGTCGTCGTAATAATCGGCGTTCAGGAAACGGATGCCGTTCCGGTCTATGCGGGTCTTCTTCATCGCCATCATGAGGTCGTCAAGATCGTTTGCGTCAACGCCGGGTCCACACCCTTCGTCGAAGACCTGCCCGATAGTCTTGCCCTTGACGTGCGGGCACGGCTGCGATCGGTGGAAGTCATGCCAGGCGGAGATAAGCTGTATCGTCTGGCTGATCGTCGGTATCATGCCGCCTGACATGCTTTTATGGAAGGGTTCGTTGCGTTTGAGGCGCGCCGGCTTGTCCTCTATGGAGGACCCGACGAAGGAAGGCATAAGGCGTTCGAATGTATCTGAAAACTCTTTAAACCATCTTTCAATGATCTTTGCACGGGCATTGTATGGCTGGGCGAAGACCGGCACGATGCCGAGCCTGCCGAACAGGCCGTAAAAGCCCGCATCTTCGAGATTTGTCCGGTCGGTGAAAAACCGCGACCGGAACGCCTTGCCGTTGTCCTGATAGGCGATGGTCGGGTATTTGCCGAGGCGGAGGATGCCGTTGCGGAGCGCGGCGGCGATGCACTGGGTGCTCTCCTCGATCATGATCTCGTAGCCTGCGAGGTCGTAGCTTTTCCAGTCCAAATAACCGACCAGAGTAGCCCGGCATGGCTTGCCGGTATAGGGATTGATGACCTGGAAATTGAGCCGGTGCCCATCTGCGACGAGGACTTCCCCGACTTCGAGGAGCGACGGATCACGCTTGATGTAAAAGTTTACCTTGTCGCGCAGCGCCTTTTGCCCTTCCCGCATGAGGATCCACCGGTCGTAATGGCGCGACTTGTATTCTTCGGCGTAGCGCCGGAGCGTCATGTCCGATTTGTCGAGCGTCATCCCCCGCGAGGAGAATGCGTACCGCAATAGCCGAATAGAATGGCCGATCTTGTATCTGTTTGGGTGGAGAAGGAGGCTGAGGAACGCCTGCTCTTCCTCCCGCGTCAGGCGGAGGGCGAGTGAATCGCGGATGTAGTATTGCGGGATCAGGGCGGCCCAGTCCATAGTATCCGCCACGAACGCTTTCCATCTGTAGAGCGTCTGGCGGGAGACTTTGCCGAGAATACCAAAGAGTGCGGGGAAAAGCACGCCGGCGTTATAGGCCGATTCGAACTCCCGGTCGGCGTCGGTGGCTTTGGTGTGCGTGGAGCGGTATTCCTGCCAGAGGCGGAGCAGGTCGAGGCGCGCCAGGGCGATCGTGCGGGCCTTTTCCGGTACCCGTGGCGGGGACGGTCGGGGTGCGATGGATAATGAAGCCGTAGTAATATTACGCAGGGCTGATCCCGGATTGCCCTGCGCGGGCAGGCAGACCGTGCGGTCGGTGGAGGTGTTGGCCGTCGCCCGGTATTGCGTTGCCTTGCCCGGTTTACGTTTTTCCGGAAGACTCCCGGGATCCGCGAGGGCGCGCGAGGACCGTGTAATGGCCGCGGGCAGCGCCAGACCTTCCGTACTTTCTTTGGGGGTATTCGTTATTGGGGTGGGGTTGTTGCTGGTGTGATAGAGACTGTACAGGTGGAGCTTCGTGGCGGCGGGGAGCGAGGAAATGTGGTATTCACGCCGCTTGCCTCCAGGGCCTCCGGGGGCGGGGACTTCACGGAAAGGCCATTGCTCAACGTGGGCCTTTCTGTTTATGCTTCGTTCTGTTCCCGGCATTCCCGGCAGACCGGCAAGGTCTTTTGCGCTGTAGTCTTCCTTCATGATTCATTTCTCCGCTTTAGTGTGATATAGTTATTGAGAAGATCATGAAAATCCTCGCACATCGTCAATCTGTGGCCATGAGGATCCCTGAAATCATATGATTCAAAAAGTTTGATGATTTCTTCTTTTGTGGCCTTAGATATATTAGAGGAGGTGGAACATGATTGATTTTGAACTTGTTCGGGTTTCATCGTCAAATCTCCATTCCGTTGGTTATGATCCTGCTTCTCAAACGCTGAGAATTAAATTTCGTGACGGTGGGGTCTACGATTATTACAATGTGCCCGTTTCCAGATACACGGGTCTTATGAGTTCCGGCTCTAAGGGAAGCTACCACGCAAACCATATTAAGGATCACTATCGATACAGGAGGATACGTTAAGCAGATCATTTTTTCTCCAATTCCTTCAAAAACATCATTCGTTTTTGCTTCTCTATTTTCATCTTTCGCAGGTCTTCGTCTATGCGTTGAATCTCTGCCCGCAGGGCCTCCGGGCCCGGGAGCATAAAAAGCCCGCTGTGGCGGGAGAGCACCTCAACAGCGCGGCGCTGCCCCCCGGTGGCTTTAACGAAGGCGGGGAGATAGTCCGCCGGCAGGTCGTGCGGGTGGCTCGACGCTGTCCAATTGTTTAGCATCGAGAGGGTAATTTCCTCTCCCAGATAGTCTGTCATCCGGGCTGCAACCTGTGCTCGGGAGGTTTCTCTGCCGCATTCGTCGCATGCATGACGCAGGTCCTCGGCGAGAGCAGCCTTGAACTCCTTTTCTATTGAGAGGCCGCCATTCGGCGAAGGGCTTGTTGTAGATTTTTTGATGAAGTCAAAGAGACTCGGCTGGTTATATGACAAAACTTTCTTCTTTTTAGTCATTTACAACCTTTTTTGTCTTTGATATAGTAAGTCTATGATGACGTTCATGCGGCCATATCTTCTCAAAAGGTTTGTTCAGCGCATTCGCGATTGCCTCCTGGATGCGCCTGCTCTTTTTTTCGGGATAATAGTTGACGACAGTCCCCACTGTACGGGGAGAATTGCCCGTAGTTCTGGCAATATCCGACATGGTGATGCTTCGCATCGTGAGCATCGCCTTTATCCACTGCGCCTTGGGATTCTTTTTCATCGTCATGGTTTATTCACCTCATAAGGAGGATGGGTTATTATGGAAAAAGCTGACATAACAAAAGTTGTTGCTTCTAACCTTACTGTAGCGGCTGCCCTGATCCAGCTTGCTAAAACAACTAAAGGCATTAGTACCACGTCCGAGGGTGACAGCGAAGCCATCAACATTTTTCTGAGGATCCTTGATCGGTTGAAAAAGGAGGCAACTTGACAGCGGTAAAGTCGCAGATATATCCCTTCCCGTATTCCAGGGCCTCAAGGACGTCATTAATTTTCCACCCATCCAGGATGGGGAGTATGCTGCTGACCACTATTTGTTTTTGTTGGTCTGTTAGCATTCTTTTACCTCCTTATATAACTATTTTATTTACAGGGATGTGCTTATGAATAGTGCTAAGGGCTGCCCATTCATCGGGTTTAACCCCTGCGACCCTGAACGCTGTAAATTCTATCAGCCCCCAGGGGACCGGTATGATGGATGTATATTTCTGTCCCATTATCTTCATGCTTTCCTTATGAGCAGCCACCTTCTTGACTTGACCTATATGCTTGCGTCATTGAAGCTTTTAGAGCCTCAAAGCTCCGTTTCTCAAGTCGCCTTTGACGAGCACATCGCATCATTAAAAGATGAAGTTGATTTTGTGATTCCACGTCTTCTTGATCTGCAAAAACGGCTAAAGGATGTTGGGGGTTAGATTGAGGCATATATTTTTTACCTCCGTGTGTAATGAATAAGTTACTGTCTATGAGTGATTGTAACGAAAGATATTACATATTGTCAAGAGAAATATCACGTCCGAACTCAATTTTTTGCATTATTTTGTCCAATTGTTTTATGACCCTAATATTATTAGATATATGCCCATGTCCGAACTCAGTACGGTATGTCCGAACTCACGTCCGAACTCGGGGGTTAAGTTCGGACACAAAATATTACCATTATGAATGACAGATTAAAACAGATTCGAGAGAATCTACATAAGACTCAGAAAGGAATGGCTGCTCTGGTTGGCGGGCACGAAAGAAGTTGGCAGGGATATGAAAAAGGAGACAACCTCCCAGGCTCCGAAGTCCTTCAGGCACTGGCCAAGCTTGGTTTTAATACCAACTGGATCCTTACCGGTGAGGGTCACATGTATAAGGCTGACCATCAGGCCACAAAGGTGGCGGATTCTCGGCAAGAAATAGTCCGCGAACCGGATGCTGCAGCTTCTTACTCAACAATAAGCATCCAGGAATTAATCAGGGATCTAATGGATATAATGGACTCTAACGATGAAGGCACAAAGCTCGCAATTACCCAAAATATTAAGATGTTCAAGGAATCTGTGCGGCGCAAGCAAAAGCTGGACGCGGAGACCGACTTTAAAATACAAAAACAGTCAGGGGGGAAAGACTGAAAGGGTGGGGTGAGTTTAGATTAATTAAGGGGGGCTACGATGGGTATGCGACCGATCGGATCATCGTATATACCGCCGACGCCCCCTGGCGCCGCCGCATTCTTCACCTGCAATTATTACAACAGCGAGGAATTGCTATATATTGTAAGTAGTTGATATAAATATTTAAGAATTGTGGAATTATGGAATTTATTATTTTTATATGGCTGATTTGTGGAATTATTTCCGCAATGATCGGTGCTAAAAAAGGGTCGGGCTGTAGCGGGTTTATTCTTGGGATATTACTTGGTCCGTTCGGTATTATTATTGCCCTTATAACCAAAGGGAACAGGAAAACATGTCCATACTGCAAAGAGCTTATACATTGTGACGCCATTGTCTGCCCGCACTGTCAGCGTAATATTCATGAATAAGATAAAAAAACCGACATCCTTTATGGATGGTCTGAAGAAGGGTATGAGTGGGGGTGTTAATGACAACTAAAAGGGTGGATAAGAAGTCGATATGTCTTATATGTATATTGGTATTAGTAATTACTTGCTCGGGATATGCAGGAGGATTGTCAGAAGAACAAAAAATATTTTGCAGGCATTCTAAAAAGGTGTGGAATGAAGACTGTTCTCAATATAAGAAAATAAAATTAAACTCCACGAAGGAAAAGATTGTTATTTTAGGATGTGAAGGACCGGGTTTGGGTTGTGGTGCGTTCGTCTCATTTTTTACAAAGCTGAATAATAGTAATTGTATTAAAGATTTTGATAGGCTCTATTATAATGAAGTGTGGCAATTTAAAGATGTAAAAGGAAACCTGTCAAAGATATATTGGAAGGATGGTATATTTATTTATATGGGGAATGAAAACCCTAAGACGTATCCAGGCGGAACCGCAACATTTTCTGGAGGGAAAAAAGTTAATATATCTGAATATATGGCTCAAAATAGAAAATGGTTTGAGTGTGAAACCAGAAGATAAAAGGGTAAAATGTTTGGAGAAAGCGCGAGGACGCAATTTTAATAATTTTACCATGTGCAGGGGTCTTTCTATTAATAAGGAAGATTGTATTGTGGTATTCTAAATTCGGTGTGGTGGCTCAAACTTAAAAAGAGATATTGGAACAGTTGAAAATCATGAACGGGTTTGCGCCGCGAGAACAAAAACCCTCAGCCACTGAAGGGGCCACAATTAAAGTCCTTGAGAGCTGCTTCAACCTTAAAGATAGCTTCACTGAAAAACAGAGGTAAGAATTTCTCAAACTCCTGTTACAAATCCGGTATTTCCGGCAATTTTTCTCAAACTCCTTTTTCGCCTTCATTATCCTTAAATTCCCTTTACTATCAATACCTTTCCAGCTTTATATCTTTCTACTTCCCCTTCTCAAATTACCTGTAAATATATAGTAGAGGTTTGTTCCCGAGGCTGCCATCAAGGTAGAGGTAGTAGTGTTGATGTTGGTCCACGTGCTCCCGTCCCACTTATACACACCGTAGCCGGTAAAGCTTGCGTAAAGGGTAGAGCCGGAGGCGGTCATGGAGGTGGGGAGTACCCCGTTGATCTTCGTCCAGGTGGAACCGTTCCAGGAGTACAGACCATACCCGGTGAATGAGGCGTAGAGGGTGATGACATAAGGAACGTCCATCTGTATCACAGATGAGGTCTGCCCTGCGACGCTTATTGTCCCGGTTCTTATGCCCGTACCCGTATACTGGTCCACGGTATATGAGGCGGTACCGTTGCCCGTTCCGCTGGCGCCGGAGGTGATAGTGATCCACGATTCATCCGATGAAGCGGTCCAGGGACATGAGACGCCTGCCGTGACGGTGATCGTGCCCGTTCCTCCCTGAGACGGGAAATACCTTGTTACAGGCCAGATGGAGTAGACGCACACTCCCTGCTGGACTCCTTTCGTCTCACGGTTCCCTAATGTATCATAGGTATACTGAAGTATCCTGTCGCTGTATTGGGCCTGTACGAGACGGTTCAGATCGTCATAGACATAGGTGATCGCCTCCTCCCCATGCACATACGGAGCGGGCATGCATAATAAGACGATTAAAGCAACAAACGATAAAGAAGCCTTCAGCGCTCTCGATCTCATGTTTTTCTCCTCTTGGTATGGAAACAAAGAAGTGAATCCTGCGAACTATAATCAAATCTTGTGTATGGCAATAAAAAAGACGTATCCTTTATTATCATCAATAAACACCATACTCCTCGCCAAAGGGGGGAAACGGAGGATACGTCTTATGAAGAATAATGACCCTGTTGACGGAAAAAAGCAAGAAAAAGAAGAACCGCGATCGGTGCTGGAGGGGATCATCGCGGTCTGCTTGCAAAGTAAAGGCAGGATGGGTTTTTGTTTTGGATGATAGTGTTTTCGGGGATTGCAGGGTCCTCGACGTACATCGTGGTACGCCTCCGGGCGGCGACACCTCGATTCCTCGCAATCCATCAAAACTTGCTTCGGCTTGAAGAGACAAAACTGAAGTCTGGTCAGTGGTTTCTCGCTGTAGTAAGTTTGTCATATCGATCATATAACTCCCGGAATTCTACCAGTTACCAAAGATACGTCTCCGATGTGCCGAAAAGTGGCTGCCGCCTCCCTCTCCAGCCAATATATGATATCAAAACTCTTTTCCGCAATGTCTGCACTTTCTCGGGAACTGCATAAAAAACCGACCAGGCCGTCTTTTACAGTTCGGGCATTTTACAAGAATGTATTCTATAACAGAAAGAAGACCTATCAGCCCAAAAAGCACCAGCGGTGCGTACCGCCACACAAGTGCGGAGACCATGAGTAAGCAAGCCATTAAACCAAGCAGTAGCGGAGTGTAATTCCTTCTAAAGGTTACGTACCTCATGGGCGCCTACTTATTTGCCTCCACTTTTCTGTATGGGCAATGACGAGGGAAACAGTATTTGCTCGCCTAAGAGATTTACGGGAGCAGCAACCATTCCACTGAACAGGCCAGTAATAGCCGCTCTAGATATTGTTGCCGTTGCGTTCGCGAAAGTTGCCATTGCTGCTCCTGGAGACATTGCAAGTCCACTGTATGCTGCGGAGGAAATATTCGTTGTGCCATAGACTGCTTTCTGCATAAACACGTTAGTTGCCGTTGCGGCTGTAGCAGATACAAAGTAGCCTACGCCTGACGTTGCCAGTCCTATGCTGACAAGCGCAGTTGTTCCAGATACTAGACCCGCCTTCAATCCCTCTACAACAGAACCGGTTCTTGCATATTCTGCAGCAAAACTAACCCCGCCAACAATACCTCCTGCGATACCTCCTGCGATACCTCCTGCGATGATTGGCTGAACGAATTTCCCCCACGGATCCACCCCCATAATAGGATTATTCCCCACATACGCATACAGGTTCACATCCCCTCCATCAAATCCTATGGGGTCTTCACTTATGAACCTCCCCACCTGGGGATCGTAGTAGCGTGCTCTCATGTAGTAGAACCCGTTGGGTTCCGTCATGACGCCGTATTGCCCTACGAAGGTAAAGGGGTTGGATACTGTCTCCGATTGATTAATGATGTTCCCGAAGGGATCGTAGCGGTACTGGTTGATTACTGCCTGGGCAGCATCGGTCATAGCGATAGTGGAGC